TTTATTAAATGTTTAAAAGTAAATATCTACTTTAAATATAATAACTGTCAAATAAGTTCTAGGCTTTTAAATAAGCTCTTTTAGGTTTATCAAAATAAAATTACACTCATTTATTTGAGGATAAGCCCAATATGTGTAATTGCATTTTTTTTAGCTTTACCAAATGCTATAATATGAACTTTTTTAAAATTAAATAAGTCTCTAGCAACACCTTGTAATTCTTTTGCAGTTATGGCTTGTATAGAATCTATTCTCATATTAACTGTTTCAATTTGCCTATTCAATAGTATTTGCCTAGAATAGTGTTCGTTTTCATATTCAATATCATCAAAATCTGTTTTATATGTATCACAATAGTTTTTCTTATTATCCTTCAATTCTTTTTCAGGAATGGGATTTTCTTTTATTTTAACTAATTGTTTAAATATTGCTTCTATACATTTTAGTGTATCTTTTGCCTCAGTTTGTGCATATATATCTACATATCCAACCTCTTCGTAATTGCTAATATCACTTTTAATTGAATATACAAGACCCAATTTTTCACGTATTTCTACAAATAGGCGACTACTCATATTACCTGCAAGAATATTCATTAGTAATTTATAATGGTTTTTATTAGGGTCATAATAACCACGGGTTTTAAAAATAATATGGATGTAATCTTGGTTTAAATCTTTTGGAAAGCAATTCACTTTAAATTCTGGGTGTTTATCTACAAATGGTATTATCATTGTTTCAATATTATGAGTGTATTTATCATTGTATGTATCTTTAAATTTACTACTACTACTACTACTACTACTACTACTACTACTACTACTACTACTACTACTACTACTACTACTACTACTACTACTACTACTACTACTACTACTACTATGATTATCCAAACTCATAGTTTTGTATGAATCAACGCCACCAAAATATTTTTTAATAATAGTAATATATTCATTTTGAAATTTACCACTTAAACCAATTATAAGATTATCTGGTCTATAATGTTGTTTGTGAAAATCAATAATGTCTTTACGACTAATATCATTAATAGTTTTTAAAGTTCCAATTATAGAATAGCTAAGAGGGTGTCCTTCTAACAAACATTCCTCTATTTTTTCACCTATAATTTCATCTATATCATCAGCATCATCATTGTATTCTTGAATGATTACATTTCGTTCTGTTTTTAAATCTTTTTCACGCATAATAGGATTAAATATCATATCCTCGGTAATTTTGCAAATTATATCTAGATTCTCTTTTGTTGAAAGGAATTTATAATGATATGCTGTAATATCTTTACTTGTAAATGCATTGAATGATATACCATTTGAATCAAATGTTTTGGAAATATCAAGATAATTTGGAAATTTAGGAGAGCCTTTGAAACATAAGTGTTCAATAAAATGACTAATGCCATTAATATGTTTTGGTTCATTCTTGCTACCTACTTTAAAATAAAAATATATTGATGCTGTGATAGTTTCACTTCTATTTGGAAGTATTAATATACGGGTGCCTTTTGTATTTTGTAATAATTGCATTTTTGGTATTGCATGGCTTTTTTTTAGAGTAATGGGTTTAGTTTTTTTCTTTTGTTTAATTGTCATTTTTATTTTATTGGTGTAATTTAATATATATTAATAACACATATAATAAGTTATATATTAAATTATAAATTCTTAATAGTATTCGTCAATATCACTTATATATAATCAATGTTAAATATAGATAAATATAAGTATATAAGTATTGATTAAAAGTATTGATTAAAAGTATTGATTAAAAAGTATTGATTGAAAGTATATACTTTATGTCTCGTCAAGATTTTAGAAACCAACAAGTAAATTTGATATCATCATCATATGATCCTACAAAACAAAATGTTAAAAATATGCAAAATGGACAATTACTAACATCAGCTGGTAAACCTTTACCAAAATTACCTCCACCTCCACAAGCTTATCCAAAACCATCTTATATTAATACACAACCTAATACAACACAATCTAATACAACACAAACCAATGTTGAAAAAGCACAAACTAATACTACACAACTTAGTATTCAAGAACAACAATCATATTCTCATCCACAATATCAACATAAATATGCAATTCAAAATCAAAAGGGGAATAACCAATCAGGGAATAACCAATCAGGGAATAACCAACAACAAATACAAAATCAAAAATACAATCCTTATAGTAATTCTATGAATACTAGTAGTAAAAATGCAGATAGTCAGCTATTTAAATCATCGCAAAATGTTTCAAATCATCCATCACAAAGTGGTAATCCCTCTGTTTTATATGGTATACCAACACACCCAAATCACCCCAGTCAAAAAAATATTAGAGATGATAAGACAAGCGATAAGATAAGCGATAAGACAAGCGTTAAGATAAGCGATAAGACAAGCGATAAGATAAGCGATAAGATTTACATGCATTTTAAATTGAAATATCCTGCAACAATTGATGCAAGCGGGTTTTCGATTACAACTATTAATGCCATCGTATTACAAGCTATGAAAAAAGAGCCTCTTAATGAAAAGACAATTGGTAAAATTATTGATATAATTGACCATAAATTCAAAATGACAATTAATAGTGATAATCGCCAAGGTGTTCAATATGATACTATGACATTTTCTATGGATGATAAAAGCAAAATAAGTGTTGATAAATATCTGGAAAACTATACAAATAAAGTAGCTATATTATTAGATAGTGATAAAGCAATTGAGGCTAATTTACCTAAAACTATGTCTCCTGCATCAGATATGTCTAAATTGGAACCTCCTGAACCTTTTAGTGAGGATTTCCCGATTAGAGATAGAGCAAAGCAAACAGATATGATGATACCAGAGGTTCGCGAATATGATTATTATATTATGATTAACTCTAATGATAGAAATATTGTAAAATCACCGGACCCAAATAATTTTATAATTGAATTTGCACCTGCACCATCAGGAGAAAATACCCCACAAAAAGGCTACATTGACCGTACATTTAATAATATTAAATCATGCGAATTATTGAATGTTGTAATATTAGATACTAGCACTACGGTTGGTTCTAGCGATTACAATGGTTTAAGTTATCCATATTTATTACTACATTTTGATGAATTGCAAAATAGTTATTTTGGTAGTAATATTAATTTAAGTAAAAGCTTTGCAGTATTAACTAATTATATTAAATCTGGTAATTATAAATATTATAATTTGTTTGGAGATTCATCAGAGAATACAATTTCTAAAATATATAATCCTAGAATAAATTTATCAAAACTTACTACAAGATTACTATTACCAGATGGTACACCATTTAATTTTGGAGAAGATTATAAAAATGATACATCAAATAGTTGTATTACTTTTGGATTTAGAATTAGAACAATACAAATGAATTTGGCTAGTCAATTTGTAAATAGTGCATAATAAGTTTTTAAGTTTTGCCAAAACTTAACTAAAAGCTAGGTAGCTAGAATGCTTTTAGCATTCCAGCCACCAGAATTATAATTATTTCATGATTATTAAAAATATTTTATGGCTTAGAAATGTTTCATGGCTATTGAAAAGATTCACGACTTAGATTTTTTAAAAGTAGTATGCTTTTGGTTAAGTTTTCGCAAAAACTTATTTCGCAAAAACTTAGTTTTACGACAAGTATTAGTTTTTTTTGACTTTATTGGGTTATCACAAGACATTACAATTTGCTTTTCAAAATGTTTATGATATGTTTCCTCGGTTTTATATATTATTTGCGATGTGCATAAATCATCACATTCGTAAAACCATTTTACTAATTTGCTATAAGGTTCATTTTGTATTAATATATTTCTAATATTAAATTTTGGCATTGTAGTTTTATATCTAGATACACAATCTTTTCCATCTTTACAAAATTTTGCTATATATGAACATAGCATAGGTATAATTGAATTAAAAAAAGTATGATATACTGATACAATTCTAATTTTTTCATTACTAGTATGACAATTAGTAAAATAACCTTGATAATTAAATACTACACTACCTAAAAAATCAATACCTAAATTACATATATAATTAATTGAATCTTTTGTTCTATCTATTTGTTCTTTATTTTTTTCATTTAAAATAATATATAATTTATTAACAATTGATTCATAATGTGTTTTAATACTATTTAATTCTGGATTTGGATGATTGCAAAAACCTTGCATACGTAGTTTTTTATTTATTTTATTATGAATTTTATATAACCAATCTATTATATCATCTCTTGTATCTAGATACTCATCTATTGGAACACTTTTTATATATTTTGCAAAACTTAAACGGCAATATTTACATGGTAATACATATTGTAATGATGTCATGAAATCTCGCATATTAACTTTATCTGTAAATGTGGGATTCTCTGGATATATAAATGTTAATGTATGTAGAAATTGCCATCCACTTTTACCCCAAAAAACTGTATTCATTTTATATGGTGTTGTATATAATGTTTTATATAATGTTTTATATTTTAGCAAATATTTAATATAAATTATTAATATCTTATATAAAGTTGAGAAAAAAATGTAATTAAGTAATAGAATACTATTCTAGATATAGTTCTAGATACAATTTGTAATACTAAAATTATAATCTAAATAAAAGTTATAGTATTTAAAGTATTGAATATAAAAGAAATGGTAAAAAAAACTAAAAAACATAGTAGTAATAGTAGTAATAGTAATTATGAAAGTAATTATAAAACTAAATATAAATTACAAAATGCAGGAGGAGGGGAACCTCCAATGGATTTATCAACATTAACTAAAGAAGATGTCCAAGGTCTTATATCACAAGGTATATCATTAGAACAAATTTCAAAAATTGCTACCGACCAAAATCAACCTGTTCCTCCTATTATACAACAAATGATTAGTGAAGAATCACCACAAGGTGAAATGGCAATGGCAACGGAAACGGCAACGGAAACGGCAACGGCACCTCCACCACCACCAGCTGCTATGGAACAGCAAGCAGCTATGGAACAGCAAGCAGCAATGGAACAACAAGCTGCTATGGAACAGCAAGCAGCTATGGAACAAGGAGGAATGGAACAAGGAGCGATGCCACCAGCACCTCCGCCTATGCCTACTAAAGCAAATAAATTTCCAGCAATGATGGATGTTGCAACATATAGTCAATATAAGAAAGTTGATAATGCTGAAAAAAAAACAAAAACAGGAGCACACAAACCCGATGTATATGGCTATGAATTTTCCAATATAATAAATAAAGAAATTATAGATGAAATTAAAAGAACACAAGGTAGTTTTTTAATTGGTGTTAATTTGGCAAATTTAGTCAATGAATTTAAAAGCATGATAGTAAAAGAAAATAATAAAAATAATTCTAATAAAAACAATTCTAAAAAACAGAAAAATTCTAATAAAAAAAATGCTATGAAACAAAATCCTGATGGTATATTTAATAAAGTTGGAGAATGGATTGATGTTGATTTTGATACTATACTTGATAAAAAAATGGGGTTTCGTGGAAGTGATATTCCTCTTCTTCCAGAAGTTGATTTAACAGATTATTCCACATTTGACGAGGTTATTGATGAAAGCAGAAAATATTCAAATCTATCAGGCTATAATGGTAAAATTACTCCATATGGTTTATTTACAATGACCAGGATGTTATATAAATATAAAAAGACTAATGCCCAATGGATAAGAGTTGCAACAATTTTAGAATTAATATATAAATATTTAGGTAATGAACAATCAAAATCAACATATTTTGATAAAGGAGAAGGTAGTCATAATGAAATACCAATAACTTCATTATTAGAACTAGAAGAATTTTATAATACTGACCATATATTTATGAGTAAAAAAGAATTAACAAAATTTAAAGATTCATTAACATACTATAAATTTGATACTACAATAAATTTAAATAAAAAAATAAGAGAATTAAAATCTAAACCAAAACCAATGTTGTAGTTATGATACTACATGATACTACATGATACTACATGATACTTAGTTATAATCAAACCACCAACTGTCATCTAAATAGGGTGGTATTTCACCAGTATCAATACAATTATTAATACTTGGTCCTGCTTTAATCATATTCGCAATTTCATTAAAATCAATAGCATATGTATAATATCTAATATTTGATACATAACCTTCAAAACCACCAAACATATTAACCCAAAAATCATCTTCATTTTGTTTTGGTAATGAACTAAGTTCTTTACGTATTTTCATATAACCATTAACATATAAGTCTAGATTCTTATTATTTAGAACAATATTCATATAAATCCATTTACGAACAGGTAAATTGTCAATATCAGCATATTCTAAAATATTCTCCTGAGTATTCATATAAACGCGAATTGCATTTTTATCTGGATGAATCCAAACACCAGGAGCACGATTAGGATAGCTTGAAGAATTGCCTTTATGAAAGATATGTTTCCATTCACCTTTCTTATAATCAAAACTTTCAATTAAAAACCAGAATCCATATGTAAATTGTATTCCATCTTGATCACTTGATTTATTAATAGGTATATAATTTACATTATTTATGTCTTGACTAACTACTAGAGCATGTTTAGCATTTTTAGAACCATTTAATAAATATGGAGTATCTGTTTTAGATGATTTATAACTATTTATTAGATATTTGGCAACGTAATATAGAATTATTAGAACAACAATCATAATAATTACTTTTGCAATCATCCACAATACTGATTCACCTTCGGGTTCAGGGGCTGAAATTCTTGAGCTTGTATCTTTTCTTGCATTTCTTTCTGCTTTTTCTTCTGCATTTTTCTTTTCTTTATCACTTGCATTTTTCTCAGCCTTTGCATTTCTCTCAGCCTTTTCATTTCTCTCAGCCTTCTCAGCCTTCTCAGCCTTCTCAGCATTTTCCTTCTCCTTTTCCTTTTTTATAATATTATTAAGATTAGAAGAACTACTATTATTTTTTTTGGTATTTTCTCCAATAACAGTATTTTTTAGATTAGAAAAAGCACCCGTGATACTATCTAATATGCCTTTATTATCTGGTTTAGTTTCTGGTTTATTATCTGGTTTAGTTTCTGGTTTATTATTATTATTATTATTGTTATTATTATTATTGTTATCATTGTTTGGTGGCTTAGTTGCTGCTCCTGTAGTATTAGGAGGCTTTGGTGTTGTATTATTAGGAGGCTTTGGTGTTGTATTATTAGGAGGCTTTGGTGTTGTATTATTAGGAGGCTTTGGTGTTGTATTACTGGGTTTATTAAGATTTTGCAATAATTTATTTAATTCAGCATTATTAATTGGAGGGGTTGCATTTTGTGCAGGTTGGTTTGCAGGTTTATTTGACATAATTGTTTTTTGTTTTTAATTGTTGTTTTAAATTTCTATTGTCTATATAATTTAATAATTTATTATTTTATAAATATAATTACTACTATAATAATAGAATATTTTATTACAAATATTGATTAATTTTAATATATGAAACTATGAAAAAATAACAAAACAAAACACAATGAACAAAACACATTACATAACAAAAGAATATACTATTGTAAATAAAATGATTAATGCTATACACCAATACACCCATGTTGGAACCATTGAAAAAATACTAGTAGTGACAATTGGTCCATTATAATATATACGTTTTGCATTAGAAACAGTCATTGCAGTATTCATGAATGAAACTCTTGCAATTTTACCTGAAAAACCACCATCAGGAGTAATATTAACTTCACTTGTGCTAATTGCTGGAAATCCTTTCAAAACACAGCTAGATGATAATTGCCCATCTACATATATATCTACAATTTGATTATATACACTAACTATTACACTAACCCATTTTTGAAGAGGAATCATTTTTGCAACACATGTTCCAATTAATGGATTTGTATTTCGTTTACTATCAAAAGCAGCAATTGCATTTAATGAACAAATTGCAGTTAAAGATGTTGCAGTAGTAAGAGTATTATCAAAACCTTCACTTTTATTACTACTGTTATTACTACTATTGTTATTACTACTGTTATTACTACTACTGTTATTTGATTGAGAACATGATGTTCCAATATTATTTCCAGATATCATATTAAAAAAGCCTGTTTCACCATAACCATTACCATTACCATTACCATCATTACCATTACCATTACCATCACCATTACCATTACCATCAAAAATAGTATGAATAGTTGGATAATCTATTTCATTACTGCCTAGTTTAGTAAATACAAGTTTTTCATCAGGATATACTGGGCTAATTATAGATGCTGCAATATTAATTTCTTCTGGGTTTAATTTATTATATACATCACTATTAGGTTCTACTACATTATTTGGTATATCTGTAAAACTTGCCCTTACAGTTGTTGCAGTAGCTCCAGAACGGGTTGTTGTTGGTGTTAATACTACATTTGATGTTAGTGTTGGTGCCAGTGTTGGCATTGTAGTTGGAATTACAGTTCCTTGAAGTTGAACACGAACAATTAAATCATTAGTTTTAGTATCAAGAACAATTTCTGGATTTCCAGAACCAGCAGTTCCACGCCTCATAATTACTTTTTCTTTACCATATTCATAATTATAATCTTGAATGTTTAACCAAAAACTAATTGAATATTCATTGCTATAACTTGAATTTGGAATTGTGCTTGAACCAATTGTAGTTGAATTACTTGCATTTTTAACATCAGGCATTACTTCAACTTCTAATGGAGTAGCTTTATTTGCAGTAGAATAATAACCATATAACCAATACATTGAACCAACAAGTGCTACAATACAAACAATTAATAATATAATACCTATTACTTTTGAACCAGAATAACCAGATTGCGAATTATTATTCATTGAACTAGTAGTCATTTGTCTCATATTCATTGGTCTAGTATTCATTTGTCTAGAATTCATTGGTCTAGAATTTACAGGTTTAACAGTATTCATTTTTATTTATCTAATATAAGGTACAATAAGATAATACAATGTTAATACAGTTCTATACAGTTCTATACAGTTCTAATATAAGATAAGATTATTTATAGTATCATAAACAATCTTCTATTTATAATAATGATAGAAAAATAAATAAGAGTAAATTAAAATATAAAATAGAATATAAAATAGAATATAAAATAGAATATAAATTAGAATATAAATTAGAATATAAAATAGAATATAAAAAAGTAATAAGATTTTATTAAAATTACATAATTTTACAATATAAAGGAAATAATTATACCGAGTTTATTTCATTATAAGTTAAAGGATATGGATATAATGTCAAATTTTTAATTTTTCCTAAGAAATTATTATTTTTTTGTCCTAATACAATTTCACTATTAATATCATAAGTGACAATAACACTTGGCATAACCTTAGTTGATGTTAATACTCCATCAATATAAAACTTAATATTACGATTTTCAATAATAATAATATATTTAGACCATTTTTGCAATTTTATATCATTAAATTTTACTTCTGTATACTGTGCGTAAAATGGATTATTTCTGTATTTTATATTTAATGATAAATAATTTTTCTTTGGATGATATGCTATAACAGGAGAATCATTCATTGATATAATAGGTTTTACAATATTATAACTATGTTGCCATTTTTCATTACTATTTATTGAAGGAATATACATTTCCCATACAAATGTTAAACCATATCCAAGTTTGGGAATATAAAGAGTATCACGTGATGTTATTAATGAACTCATAATAAATGTATTTGTATAGTCTTCTGTGAATTCAGTTTCAATGTCATTTGTTAATAATGGTATTTTATATAAATTAGTATTAGATTGTATACTATTAATATAATAATACAACATGTAAACTATTAGTAAACAGATTATAATTATTATCAAATACATTATTTGTTGATTCATTTTTATGATTAGTGTTCTAGATACTAATTACTAATTACTAATTACTAATTACTAATTACTAATTACTAATTACTAAATATTAAATACTAAATACTATATTTATATAATAAAATAAAATAAAAAACTTATTATATATTAAAAACATTAAAAACAAATAATAAAATTTAAATTTGTAATAGTAAATTTGTAATAGTAAATTTGTAATAGTAAATTTGTAATAGTTAGTTTTTAATATGTATATAAAAGTAGCATCTAATGATGATGCGTCAAATCTATCAAATCTATTAAAAGATGGTGATTGGATGGTATTGTATTATGCAGAATGGTGTGGTCATTGTAAAGATATGAAACCCGAATGGAAAAAAGTTGTTGATAAATTGGGAAGCTCAAAAAATATAAACCTTGCAGAAATAGAAAGCAACCATTTAAGTTCTATGAAAACTAAACCAACAATACAAGGATACCCTACAATTAGAATGTATAATAATGGTAAAGAAAAGGCAAGTTTTAATGATGAAAGAATTGCTAATAAAATAGAAGCATTCGCTAATAGTAATACAAGTAAAAAGAATAGTAGTATTCGTAATCACCGTAATCATAGTAATCACCGTAATCATAGTAAAAATAACTACAAAATCATAAATTTAAATACAAAGAATAATTCTTTGAAATTAAATTTACATAACTTACCTAATAGGCAAAATATTAAAATAAATAATGTATTAAAAACAATTAAAAATAAGAGGGAGAATAAAAAAGAAGTTTTTGGTGATATTCGCAATATACCATGTATTAATATTCGAAAAGCAAAATCTTGTAAATCTAATCCAAAATGCACCTATGATTATGATAAGTATGTATGCACAGATAAACTATTTTATAAAAAAGAACCCCAACCCAATGTAATTATTAAAAAATCAATTAGAAAACAACGCAAATCAGGTAGCAAATCAGGTAGCAAATCTAGTAGCAAATCTAATAGCAAATCTAATAGCAAGTCAGGTAAAAAAACATTAAAAAAAACAACAAAAACTGTATTTGAGCAATTAATAAAATCATTTGGAAAAATTGGAAGGGAAGCTGAAAAAGATTCTAAATTACTAAAAAATGCTACTAATAAATTATAAATTTTTAAATAAATTATAACTTCATAATTCCATAATTCCAGCATATAGTGCATCTAGAGTATTATTATGATAATTTATGTAAATACTTTTATATGTTTTAATATAAAAACGCCACCAATATTCAACATCAACCCAGGTTTTCAATTTATGTAATTTTAAGATATCCCATGGTTTGCCTTGTGTTCCATATAAATCTAATACAACTAATTCGGGGTTTTCATCTGGATTTCTCCATCTACCAAAAAAACGTGGCTCAATAGCATATAATTTATCCTTAAACATAAGACTTATCATTTCAGTATCACCCTTTATTTTAATATTATTTTTTCTTATTGTATCTAGATACTTATCTCTTTGTAATACTATTTTAGAATTGGGAGTTATTAATAAAACAGATGTTTCAATATTCATTCCTTGAGATGCTTTTTCATTATCAGTTTTACTATATGGTATAAGATTACCATGTAATTGTTTTCCTTTCCAATTACAATATTTATTTTGAAATTTTGCCATTTGTGTATTATCTTGCTTGTAATATCGGTTTCGCAAGTCATTACTTATTTTACCCATAAATATGCATGCGGGCGTTTTTAAATCAAATAATGTGAAAATATCGTCTTTTATAACTAACATATCTGCATCTAGAAACAAGATTTTATCATATTCTTTATATTCAAAAATACGTAATTTTGTAAATGTTTTAGAATAAATATTTTTTATATTTTCATCATCATGACTATGACTAATAAGATTTGGTGGTATTTGCAAATAATCAACTTCTATAATGCGGTCATATACTTTTAATATTGTTTCTCTTGCATCTTTTGTTATTTCATGTGTAATCATACAACAAAGGTCAAAATTCTTATATAATTTACTATCAAGGTTTGGCATTACTTTATTTATACTAGAACCTAGAAGCATAATACCTGGTAAATATGAATCATTACCAAATAATAATGTAAATATGGCATATTTATTTGTTGTATTATTTGTATTATTTGTATT